TGATGCACTATTGCATCCTTGAACATCTAATAAGTTCATAGCGATTAGCTTTCATGGTTAGATGCTCAAAGATAAAATAGTAGAGGGCGAACTAAATCGCCCTCATAAGGAAACTGAAATAAATAAAAAAATTTCCCAAGCCAATCACTTGCTAACTACTAAGCCATGTTATGAAACTGACACTTTCCGAAACCAAGAAAATTTTTTCTGCCTTGCTCCTCTTTGCAGGAAGACCTCGTAACTAAAGACCGAACCAAGTACAGTGTAGAAGATTAATCTGGAGGGAGATGCTTTTACCTACCCCAACTGCTTTGGACACAGAAGGCTACCAGAATAAACTCGGTATTTTTTTTTATATACTAAGTGGTAAAAAAAAGACTTTCGCCAAAAAAACAATTCTAGGTATCATATAGTATCTAACAATGCGATTTGCAATACCTATATAACGGCAGAAATCTAACAATATTAAACTATACTAACACACACTAAGACGGAAACAGGTCTAAATTGTTTTAAAAAAATAAATTAAATGTAGCTATAAAGTTCACTATAATTCTATCTAATCTTATGTATCAATAAATATACAATCCAATAAATACGTCTCATGAAAACAAACATTACAATTGATAACTTTAAAAACTTTTATTTCCAAATGCCAAAAGGTCAGAGGAGTATAAGAAGGTTACACAAACAACTAAAAGAAAAATTTAAAAACAAAAAGACATTGCCATCACTGGCTACGATATTCAGATATTCAAAGAGAGAGAATTGGATTGAGCAAAGCACAATTGTTGACAGTCGAGCAAATGAAAAAGTTATGGAAAAAATAGTAGATAAAAAAGCAGTCGAGCTAGAACAAATTACAGACCAACTCAAAGAGACATCAACACTTGCATTAGAAAAAGTTTTAAACGCATTAAGAGAAAATGTTGGCACAGATATCACAAAGCCAGAACAAATACTTACAATGGTAAAAGCAGGAACAGAAGCAAGTAAACTTGCAAACCTTCTACAGGGCAATCCAACAAGTATAAGTGGACATGTATCTTACGATAACGAAAATGTAGCAGAGTTAAAACAACACATCAAAGAGTTGTATGCATCAATCAATGAAGACTTAGTTCACCAGAAAAAAGAAAAGCTAAACTAATGCTAACAATGTTAAGACATGACTTAGGTTGTATATGTGAATGCGAAGACAGTTGTTGCACTGACCAAAACTGTACTGACAATGAATGCAGATGTAAGCAACTAGAGAAGACAGTTGAGTTTGAATTCCTCATGGATTTAGAAAAGCCAACTTTACACTAATGGTAACTTACACAGAGTTCATTGACGCATACGGCAAAAAGAAATCCGAACTAAAAAAGATTAAGACATGCAGTCATCAAGATTGTAATGAGGAAGACGTATCATTCATAGATGCTAGTAACAGATTAGATGTACAGTTCTATTGTCTTAAACACTGGAAGCCAACACAGAGCAAGCCAAGAGACACATTAGACTTTCTAGACGCAATTTAGAGACATTTAAACATACATTTAATACTGTTTGATAAGTTCAAATAATTACTTTGTTGCTGACAGATTGAGAGCAAGAAAAGTTTAGAGAATGCTATCAATACTGCCAGATTATTCTGTATTGCTGTGATGTATATATAATAAGTATCTCATAGTAATCAGTCTGGAATTATAACGTACGATAAGTTTTATTATCGTACCTTACCATGCTAAGTAATTGATATATAAAGACAATATAGCAATATGAATACATAATAACAGAATAAAACTATCATCAATGCATACAAATTGCTTTTATTATGTATATGGGCAACATCCATATCGGGTATCTGTGTATTTATGACCCCCACCCCCCATATCGTGTCGTCTTACTAACATCCATACAAGGGGTAGTGACTTACCATGCTAGCAGGGAAAAGGGGGTATTGACATTTAAGGTTCCTATAGGTAAAAATTTTTATATAAAGTTTCATAATTCCTCCCAAATTATGATAATAGGGGTCTGTCAGAAACGATAGGCCCCGACCAATATGAGTATATCAAAAGAAACACAACAAAAGATAGCAAAGTTAACGGAGCTTGTAGAGCATGTTAGAGAATTAGAGTCTCGAGAAGAGGCTAAAAACTCGTTAATAGGCTATGCTAAGTTTCAGATGGACAATTATAAGTCCCCACCCCATATAAAGCTCCTAGCGAGCAAATTAGAGGCTGTGGAGAGGGGGGAAATAAAGAGGCTAGCAATATTTATGCCTCCCAGACACGGAAAGTCTATCCTTACATCGGAGTTTTTCCCGGCTTGGTTCATGGGTAGGAACCCAGATAAGTATATTATCTGCTCTACCTACGCTCAAGACCTAGCAGATGACTTCGGAAGAAAGGTTAGGAACCAATTACAGGCGGAAAACTATAGCAATATCTTTCCGGATACCAGTTTATCAACAGACTCAGCGAGTGTGAGACGATTTCATACCACGAGAGGCGGAGTTTACTACGCTGTGGGTGCAGGTTCTGCCATCACAGGGCGTGGTGCACACCTTTTGCTTATAGACGACCCCATAAAGGGGCGTGAAGAGGCAGATTCGCAAGCCATGAGAAAGAATTTACTCGATTGGTACAGGTCTACAGCCTACACAAGGCTGATGCCCAATGGTTCTGTAATACTAATACAGACCAGATGGCATGAGGATGACCTAGCGGGTTGGGTATTAAAGGAAACAGGCCACGAAGGTTGGGATGTAGTAGAATTTCCTGCTATCCTAAACAGTACAACGGCCGAAATGCTTGGATTGGAAGAGGGCGACCCCCTATGGGAAGATGCATATCCAAAAGAGCGACTAGAAGAAATTAAAAAGACTGTAGGAACAAGAGAGTGGACATCTCTCTATAACCAGACACCATCCGTTGAAGAGGGTAACGTCATCAAGAGGTGGTGGTGGAAGTATTGGTCAAAAGATAAGATGCCAAACTTTGAGTATGTCATACAATCGTGGGATACAGCGTATACAGCGTCAAGCACATCGGATTACTCTGCGTGTACAACATGGGGAGTATTTCATGGTGAGGGTGGATTTAATGTATTTCTGTTAGATTCCTTTCGGGAGAGGTTAACCTTTCCGGAATTAAAGAGTGCAGCAGTGCACCTATACAATGAAATGCAACCAGACCAAGTTTTAGTTGAGGCTAAAGCGAGTGGACTATCTCTGGTACAAGAATTAATGAGAACGGGTATACCCATTACAACATTTAATCCAAAGAGAATGGATAAATTAGCGAGAGTGCACTCCGTTGCACCCTTGTTTGAGAGTGGAAGGATATGGGCCTCCGATACAGATGAGTCGGAAGCAGTTGTCTCACAGGCGGCAGCGTTTCCTAACACAAAGAACGATGACTTAGTAGACTCAATGACACAAGCATTGATTAGACTTAGAAAAGGGTTTATGGTATCACATCCACAGGATATGCCATTTGAAGAGCCGACAGGGCCGAAGGGGAGTTACTGGTAATGAATGTAAAAGAATCAATTAAGAAGCACGAAGGATTTCGAACTAAGGTATACTTAGATACATTAGGTAAGAGGACTGTAGGCTACGGCCATCTGTGTGTAGAGGATTACTGGGAGGATGATGTTGAGTATACAGAGGCACAACTCGACAGAGTATTTGAACAAGATTTTGCAAAAGCGGAAGATGCAGCAAACCGACTTTGCAAGGACAACGGATGCGAGGGCATTCCGCAAGAAGCAAAAAATTTAATTATTGAAATGGTATTTCAACTTGGCCCCACAGGGGTTAACAAGTTCCGCAACATGTGGAAATGTTTGTCAGAAGAAAATATGATTGGGGCGAGCTTTGAGATGCTCGACTCGAGATGGGCAAAACAGACTCCAAATCGGGCGAAGGAAATGGCAAATCACATGAAGAATATAGGAGCATAAAATGGGTATAATATCAACACCATTAAAATTTTTATTTAAAAAAGGTATAAAACTTACTGGTCTTGGACTAACAGTAAAAGAATTAAACGACTACAGAAAAAAAATGATTGATGAGGGTAAAAATCCTCTAGCACCAAATAACTTTATAGATGAGTATGGTAAACCACTATACAATAAAGTAAAAAAAATAGGAGACGCTTTTACAGATAATCAAAAAGCAGATGGCGGCATGATGGAAATGCGTAAAAAAAACATGGGTCTTAAAATGGCTAATGGCGGCCCAGTTGGTTCTGGACTAAAACCAGTTCCGGCAGACAATAAAGGTTTATCAAAACTTCCAACACCTGTAAGAAACAAAATGGGTTTTATGAAAGATGGTGGTATGGTTAAGAAAAGAGCCAAATCTAAATCTAAAAAATCTAGAGGTATGGGTGTAGCTA